CCACGACTAGTGCTTCGAATGCGGGGGGGAGTTGTTCCCCCTGAGGCAGAACTATTTCATCTGCCGTAGACCGTCAAATTGACGGGTACCCAACGACGTTGTGTTGCAACGACGCCGTGTCGTGCGGAACGCTCTAAGTGCTTCTCGTCTACCGCGACAATTGAGTCGATATAATCGACATACTTGTCGTCAGGGCGAGAAGGACGAGTCTTATAGTGTTCGGGGCGATTGCCCTCTAAACGCATAAGACATTTCTGAAGAGCAGCGTAACCATCCAGAATATCAGTACGATAGACTGGAACAGGCACCGAGACAAAAATCTCGATGCACTGCAAATCAGCATTCCACCTTCGTTTAAAAGAAGATGAAGAATGGTAGAAATGGTTACGACCAATCACGGGAGAATCGACTGGTACTGAGGGCAGGTGCCCAAAGACCTCCTCAACCTTATGGAAGAGGTATTGAGATGTGCGAACATATCCATTTTCTTGGAATTGATTCGCTGTTTCAACAGTCGATATAAACTCTCGAGATTGCCGCCTGTTCTTAGGTAGAACAGTACCAACATACGTAGGTTGAACCTGCGTACCATGGTAACTATCTACCCCGCAAGACTCGCGGAAAAATCCGCGATAAAAAGTCTTTGCGGCATTTACCTTACAATTGTACTTTTTAAGGTAATCAAGAACAGTAGCTGTCATGTCGGTGGGAACAATAATATCGTCCCCATAGACATATATGTTTCGACATGCGGAACATATAGTTCCGTAGTCGACAGGAAGGTCTGCGCCTTTCGTTAGGGCTACTACACAAATTGTGTAGAAGTACATAGCCTCAACGGGGAAGCAGAGAGCACTACCCATAGAAGCGAATTTGCGTAATGGACCAACAATGCGTCCATCGGGCATCTTCGCGTGCGTTGATCGACATGCGTTGATAAAATCCCTTATATCGGGGACAGAATCAAACATACTCAGCGCAAGGGACAGCGGAACGCGGTCACTTGCATCTGAGAGATCAATCGTTGATAACGATTGATCAGTCGATGCACGAATAGCCAATGACTGGTTAATACTCTGGTCACGGAAATTGATGTGTCCAGATGTCCAGCGGTGGCGCTCAATAGCATCATAAATGATGCTACGGAGGCCCTGTTGTGCATACTGCATACAACAAGGTTCAATGGCTATAATTCTAGGCCCTTTGAGTGTCTTCGGAACGGGAGTAACCCTAACGGGTAATTCACAATCCGACGACAAAATCGAAACACGCTCGAGCTCTTCCCTTTCAAATCTACGCTCCCATAAAGAAATAGGGTAGGCATTAGAAGAGAGAGAGAGAAAAGGCTCAAGCCGATCATGCCAAAACTTCCAACGGAATTTCTGATTTCCAGAGATTCTCTCAGAAGTTGCGCCGGGTCCGTGCCGAGGAAGTAAGAGGTCCATGCGTAAATCACGCAGGACATCACTCCAAAGCATAGAAGACACAGAAGCGAAAGCTTCGACATCTTCTCCCGACAGCGTGAACAACTCAAAGGAGTTCTCAACTGCGATGAAATTCTCCAAAGCCGCGAATTCCCTTTCGGGGGTACACGGAAGCTCGATCTTTTTGAATGCGAGACAAATTTGTCGTACGCAAGCAACGAGACGAGCTGTATCATTTGGGGAATTAGTATTTTTATCATCGTTAATCCTTCCTGTATCTCTGTGGAAGATACGACCAAGCATACCTTGCAAAAATGCAGGGATTGCTGCGGTTTTCCTGAAATTACGGAAAAGCGTAGGGTCGACCATTCCGTGCTCCAGGGAATATTCAAAATCCCGGGCGAAGTTTGGTAGAGTGATAGTCAAAAATGACATACCCTCTTCTTCCACGCGTGACACTGTTGTTTTTATGTCACGCTTAGAGACTTTGACAGCGCAATTGGCGCAAGCATCTAAATAGATGGTACGCCAAACCTCCAGGCAGTCACGTAAGTGGCTTTTCATGCACAACTCTCCTTAACGGAGGGCAAAGCATCCAACCACAATGCGTACCTTCCTCAAAGAGGCAATCAAAAACCAACAACGTCACTGAACTTGCGAAGAAAGTTAACCTTTCTTCGGGGAAGTTTTCTTCGAAACCTTTACAGGTTTCGAAGATGAAGCAGGCTTAGAAGCTTTTGCTTTTTCAGCGTGCAATTCTGCAAGAACGTTCTCCGTCATATTAATGAGGGAGATAATTTTTGACAGATTCATAAACTCCTCCTTTGTGAGCTCGAGTCTAAGACTCGCGCCCGTAAAGCTTGTCAACGATCGTTGAAGTCAGCCAGGCATTGAAGCCGGCGACCAGTTGCTGAACCTGCGTAGATGAGAATCCGGAATCCGGACGATCAATCTGCACAGAGAACACAAGAGTATCAAGGCGAGAGAGACCAGTAATGGCGTCTGTCACCGAGGCTGTTTGTGTGAACGTCGCAAGGGAGCGAGTCCGGCCGAGTTTATCGACCTTTCTCGACGTATGACGGATGTCAAGCTTAAAGCTGCCATCTGCCATCGCGTAGACGGAATGTTGTCCGTCGGCCTGCACCTTGGGCATGCTCTTAGCAACTGTATTTACGGTAATCGATTGTGGATCGGTAAGCATCGTGGATGACCTCCAGAAGTTATATTGGAGTTAATCCGTGATGAGAACAATCCTTTCCAAAGGGATGTCCGTGCTATGCACCACGGGAGATATATCCAGTAGACGTTCGGCTAATACCGATCGCCCCCAGGATAGCCCATTGTCGTGGAGTTAATTGATTCCACGGGACATTGAAACCATAGAGACCGGTGTCTGCGTACTCACGTTGTTTAAACGTGTACCAACGCTGAAAATTCAACGTTAGTTGACCACTATAGAAGTTGAGGACTGAAGTTTTCGTCATCACCTTCGTCGTGGTTTTCATAACGCAGAGACCCCTGGAGACAATTCCATCTTGGATGAAATCATCAAGGCGTTCGATGTGTTTACCGAGACCGGTGAACCAATCGACCGCCCATGTCCAAGGATAGACTTTATAGAGTAGAGTCGGGTTGATGCGCAAACCGTAGATGGTCATTAACCGCCTAACGGAATTAATCAGATCAATAGAATTCTGATCTATTGGCACATCAAACTCATCCCGGTAGAACTTGAAATCGCCGACAGCCCAAACGCGACTAATGTCTCGATTAGACTGAACGCAATATCCACGTCCTTGACCGGAAAAGGGTGTATTCATCAACTGACACATGGGAAATCCCTCGACGTCGCGCATTTCCGAAGACGGAATTGTCGCGGAACCGAGGCCCACAGAAGCAGGAGATGAAAACACATCTGACTCTTCTAACACACGGCGCTTTCGTATCCACTGACCGTTATCCCTAACAATGTTAGCGATGTATTCGGTCGTGTTCAGAAACACATCAAAGAGTTTCTGAATATCTGATATGAAAGGCTTCCAACCGAATTCCTCATTAAGGAATTGATTTGAGGCCTCTTTAGGCCCCATATACGGGACAAAGAGCCCAGGCGCTCTGGGATCGCGATTGCGAAGCCCAGACGAGAGCTCCTTCCAACGAAGGTGAAATAATTCTGCCGTCGTTTGGAGTTGCCCTGGCAAGTCTTTCAGTTCATAAATGAACTGAGCAAGACCGGCTTTAGGAAGCTTAGGCTTGAGTTGATCCCAAGCCGCAGTGTGGTACTGGGATAGCGAAGGAACATTGGCAATGGTCTTGCCTGCGATTGTCGAATACGACTCTCCCAGCCAAGATCCGTCGTCAATAAAAGCCCCATCATACGCAGTGTAGTGACCGAGATTACTGGTCCTACCCTGATTAGTATAGTGGCCATATCCAACGCGATCAGACGATGGTAAATGATACTGGACGCTCTTAAAAGGTCCAACAGCTCGATAAGGAGGACCAGGGTGTACTTCATCCAAGGTCTTCACATAGTTGAGCGTACTCGGCATGTCACCGCCGGCGGTTAAATTTCCGCCGACACCACTGACCCGTTTATAGTTGTCGTAGCCTATTGAGACTCCGAGAACTGTTTGGGCTTTGATTTGGGACGACTTCCCTTTATTTAGGAAGAGGCCTTGATCAAGATCGCGCTCGCGATAGCGAGTCCCGACAGTGGTAACACGTAGGTGATGCTTGCTCCTACGGGCTTTATACCTTGCTCTACGCAAGGCGCCACGCGGATCAAACACACGAACGTTGTAAGATACGAACTTCCGAGGGTCCTTCCCCTTAATGTTTCCAATACGGGGAAGAGAGACATGAAGTCTCCAACCTTCAGGAAGCCATACCTTGCCAGCCGGGGTATCTACCCATCTACCAGATGGCATAAGTCTACCTCTCTAGATGCAAAGTTGACCAACATCGCTGTCAGTCAAAG